ATACAATCTTTCCACAAATTTGTCAAACACCTCGTTATTAGTCTTGTTTAATACTATTAATTTTATAAAGTGTTCGTGGTATGGTTGTATATCAAAGTTTGTATAGTCATGTTTTTTATCATCATAAATTATCTTTTTGTGTATAGTAAGTGGATTAGATATTCTTGTCATCTCTCTAGTTTCTGTATCAAAAACATGAAACGCTTTTGGGTCTTTATAATCTGACCATGTCATCTCATATTGAGCACCACAATAGAATATTTGACCATCGTCTGTATGTTTGTGAAAGTGACCTGAAACTACTTTTTCAAATCTATTGAAATCTGATTTTGCTAAACCGTGTTCATTGATTACGCCATTTTGCATTTCAATGCCTTTGATTTCTAAATGACCAAAACATAAATCTGCTTTAGCTGTTCTTAACATTTCCATAGAGTGTTCATAGTTGTCATCACAAATCCAAGGTGTAAATAAAATAGGTGTACCATCAAAATCTACAACAGTTGATTTAGTATAGATAAATGGTTCATTTACTTTATCAAATGATGAGTATAAATTTTCTATAGCATTTACATTATTAGTATTCTTAAAATAGGTATCGTGGTTACCTATAATAATGTGTGTATCAATTTTATCTTCATACAATCTATCCCAAAATTGTTTTCTAAAAATAGAAGCAGTTTGAAAGTTAATAAACTTTCTTCTATCAACAACATCACCTAAATGTACTAACGTTTTAATGTTATGTTCTTTTAGGTATGGGAAAAAGATTTCATTATAAAATTTAAGCTGATATTTTCTAAACGCTTCGCTGTCATTACGAACACCGAAGTGTGTATCATTCAATAGTGCGATCTTCATTATACGTCTAAAACACTTGTGTAGGTTCTTCTTTTTCTTTTCTTTACTTTAATTTCGTTCTTTTTAGGTTCTTCAGTTGATGGTTTATTTTTTCTTAAAAATTCTAAAAACTGGTTTTTGTAATCGTTGTTTGTATCACCAGGCAGTACAGAAAATTCATCTATACCTCCTTGTTCTATCATTTTATATTTTATATTAGTTTGTTTTTTCTCTTTCTGTATTCTTCTAATAAAAGCATAATATATTATTTGCGTAAAGTAAGCAAAAGGATTATTAGACTTGTCAGGATTAAAGTTTTTAAGATATTGTAAACAATTTTCTATACCATCAGAAATCATATCATCTCTAAATGTATAGTTAATAAAATTAGGTCTGTAAGATAAGTGATTCGCAATCTTTAAAAAACATTCACCTATGTAATTAGTAACAGGTGGTGGTTTTCTCTTACGTTTTTCTGCCTTAGCACACTTATCTTTAAACTCTATCATCGCTTGTAGAAACAATTTGTTATCTACATAATGTTCAGGTTTTTTCTTTATTCTTTTCATTATTATATAATACTACAGGTTGTCAAATTTGTCAAGCTTTACACGTTTGAAACTACCCTTTCCTTTCTTTGATTTTACTATTCTGGATTTGTATTTAGGAGTACGCACCTCTTTAGCGATAGGATTTGTTTTAAAAATCCTGTCAAAATTCTGTCTATATTTGTCTGTGGAAATTCTACTCTTTCCGTCCCATTTGCCTGGCATAATTTAATCTCATAGGTGCTTGACTTAATTCAATTCCCGTTATATAATACCCATGTGGGTTGTTACCGAGGAGAATAGCTACCTCTAGTGCAACTTCTTTGAGGGCATTTTAAGTAAGTCAGCGATCTCTTTTATATCATCCTTATTAACATCATTCTCATAATTGGAAGCGGCGTTATCTAACTCCTCTTCCGACATTTCTCTTTCAATAAATCCTGGTAAGGCCTGTTTTGCGTGTTTTAGTGAGTGTGAAAGATCACTATATCTTTTAGTAAATGCTTGTGTGGCATTGCATATTGTAATAATTTTATCAACAGGAATAGTTACTATTTTCTCATCTGTAAAACCAACCCATTTTACTAGTGCAATATAATCAGATATACCTTGCTCAGTAATACGAGGTACGTATTTGATTAGCATAGGTTCTTGTAACCTTAATAGTTTAGAGTTTTCAGGTAGTTGGTTTTTATGTAAAGGGAATTTACAACAGATTTCTTCTCCCGAAACCAGTCTGATTATCTTAACCTGTTTATCTTCAGCACGATTAATCATATAACTATTTATCTTTCTTAAGCGTTAATATGGCACAATGAGAGCCACCTAATTCCTCTTGCATTGCGTAGTCTAATAAAGCTGTTTCTTTAAATACTTTCATATTGTAATAACCTTTACCTTTTCCAGGGTCTTGTTCACCTGGTATATAGTCATGGAATATTATTTTAAAAGAGTCCTTTGTTCTTTTTAATATTTGTTCACAATCTAATTTTGTTATAGAACCATCTATGAAAACAAAGTCAAAGTCATAATGTAAATATTCTTCCCAATAAACTTTACTTTCAGTAATAAATCTATAACAATCTATATTATACTCAAATATATCATTTCTGTCAATGGTGTACACCTCAGCGTTGAGTCGTAAAGCAGCTGTACTTTTACCCGTACCTGTACCTATCTCTAATATCTTTTTAGAGCCTTGACTCTTATCTAATAAAAATTTAAAGTCTTCGTCTGAAATCATTTTAAATCCACGCTGTGTATCTCATAGTCAAAGCCTTCTCTATTATAGATGTTAACTCTTTCCTGAAAGTGTGTTAATGTGAAGTTCTTTTTATCTTTGTATGTAAGGTCATCTGAAATATCATAGACTGTAGCAGACTGTTTCTTATCGCCGACACGAAGCCCACGTCCTATAGATTGTAATATTCTTATAGGGCTCTTACTAGGGCTACTAAAAACAATATTGTGTAAATTACGAATATTGATACCAGTGCTAAAGGTGCCGAAAGAAGCGATAATAATTGCGTTGTCCGACTTTTCTGTGATTGCTCTGATTTGTTCTCTATCATTTGTTTCAGTTCCCCCATAAACGAAAAACACTTTTCGCTTTGGGTCTACTTTTTCTTTAATTAGTTTATATAAAATCTCTCCATGTTTTTCAACAAGTTGAAATAGACACAATGTATTACCATTAAGTGCTAAGGTTAGATTTCGTATGTATTTATTACGAGCATTATTTTGAGTTAAGTATTCTAGTTCTTCAAAGTACTTTACACCATATACTTTTTTAGCTTCTGTTTCAGGATACTTCAAGTTCAGACATTTAATTTTTAAATTTGCAAGTTGTTTTCTCTCAATCAACTCAGCCGTTGATACTACTTTATTGACCATACCAAATAGACCTGTCAATACTAACTTGTGTGTTTTACTATCATCTAACGTACCTGTAAGACCTATTCTATATTTACAATCTGTTAGTTTTGTCATTATCTTTGTTAATGATACAGCCTTAAACAAGTGTGCCTCGTCACCTATAACTGCACCATAGTCTTCAAAAAATTGTTTAGGCATTTTGTATAGTGATTGCCATGTTGATACTACTATACGTTTATCTTCATCTATATCATAACCATGATATTTTCTACTGACATTTGTTTCTACGTCAAAACCGTAGTCTTTAAAATCTTTGTATAATTGTTCTACTAGTGATGTTGTTGGTACAATGATTAGAATATTGTTGTTTATCATATTCATATAATGTCTAGCGAGCATGTATATAATAAGTGACTTACCAGAGGCAGTAGGTGATAAAACTAGACCTCTTTCATATTCTAACGCAAATTTGAAAGCATTAATTTGATAGTCCCTCGGAGTGATAGACAGATCATAAGACTTGATTAAGCCGTCTATATCGGCGGCTATGCCGCTGTTACGTGCAAGGATTTCACTAGATTCGACTATATGTACATCTTTCTTCTTACACCAGTCTTTTAAGTAAGGATACAATCCAACATATAATTGACCTGTAGCATACGAGTATAACCGTATTTTACCATCCCAAACTCTATTACGAAATTGAGGTGTAAACTTGTAACCAGGTACTTCAAATGAGAAATAATCTGATAACTCTCTACGGATACTTGCGTCTGCGTCAATGCGTAGGTACACGTCATTGACCTTGTCAACAATGATGTTTTGCATTTTAGATTACACCAGATGTAAACTTACGCCAATCTATAGCGTTCTTAATTTGAAAGCCACGATTAGAAATAATCTTAACTGTTCTATCTAGGTAGTCAACAACACTTTGTACATAAGTTACCTTTTGGTCTAACTTAATAAGCTCGTCATCTGATTTAAGATACTTGTCAACATCTTGTTTTAATATTTTTAGATTAAAAGGTTTTACTTGATATACACTAGGGTCTGCCTTGCCTGTATAGTATTCCCATTTTTCTCTTGTTAATCTTGCTAAGTCTTGTTCAGATTTCTTTAATAGATTAGTATATTGATTATGAAACTTCATATACTTGTTATGTAGTTGTGGTGTTTTTAATGATTCTAAATCAAGTTCAGTATCATTTATTTTTAGGTCTTTGTCAGCGAGTTCTTGTAGTTCATCAAATGTCATAATATATCCTCTTGTTTCTTTATATTTAGATCCAAATTAGCGTTGTGCTTATACATTGGATCATAAAATTCTTCTAGTTCAGGAAACACTTCAAACAAATGTGATTCCCATTTTGTTCCTTCATAAAATTTATCTTGTTTTAAAAGATATTGAAGTGTGTCTTGTATACTAATACCTTCATCAGCTGGTTTTCTTAATGCAGCTTGTATGTCAGGCCACTTCTCATATTTAGGAATTAAATTTTGTTTAATCTTTTCTGGTAAATTGTTTACTCTTAAATGTACTGGATTTTCTAACATTGCCCAGTTGATTTGATCCACTAATTGAGGCCTTTCTAAACAATAATCTATAACTTCATAAAATCTCATAACACTTAAAAACGAAACTAGACCATTGAAGTCAACAACTATGTTAGGATATTTCTTACAGATTTCAACATTCTCTAAAACTTTATTCCAGTCTGTTCTTCTTCTCATGTATTCTATAGTTTTACCTACACCATCTACAGAAGCTACCATAGACACATTTCTAAAATGTGGTACGTAATTAAAGATGTTATGTTTACCTGCTTTCGTTTCTGTAAAATTTGTCTGATACTTAATAAAGATATTTTTAGACTCACCTATATCAATTAATCTTTGTAACAGTTCATAATGTTTTTTCATAATTAATGGTTCACCACCAATGATTTTTATACTTCGTATGAAAGGTGCTAAATCTACAGTTTGTTGTATCATATCTTCCACGTTCTTTTTTGTAAACGTTTTCTTAGCACCGCCTTCAAAAGCACTACTCCAAGCAGTTTCACCAAATATTTCGTCACTCCATACACCTTTTTTTGCAACCTGTTGACGTGTTGATGAGTTTGTATGTAAACACATATAACAATCTAAATTACATTCGTCACCATAAACTTTTAATTGTACTTCTATTATTCTTTCTTCAAATTCATATCTGCCTGTTGCTTTGAACATTAATACTGAACGTTCTATTGCATCCCAAAATTCTGCGTCTTGTGTATGAATCTTCATACATGCTGTTCTTCTGGATCTACCATAACGTTTTTCATCTGCTATACATCTCCAACAAGTTTTACTGACCATTTTTAAATCAGATTTAGGGTCTAACATCTCCTTACGTATTTGATTCATGTAATCACTATCAAGCATCCATTCTTTTAGTGTTGTATTTTTTACATTATGGTCTGGTAAACCATATTGTCCATCTGCTTGTGCACCAAAACAACATGCTGAATAGTTGCCTGACATTTCCATATAGAGTTGCGTAAAAGGTATATCACAGAAAAATATCTCTTGGTCTTTTGCTTGTTGACCTATTGAGCCTTTTTCAATAGCAAAAGGTCTATAATTCCAATTTGTTGGATCTAATTGTCCTTTAAACCAATTAGATGTATCAACTACACCAGGTCCAGACTTATCACCTGGTCCACCTTTTGTCATGTATTCAGGTAATTCTAAATCTAACTCTCTATCTTTTCTATCGTTACATTTACTCACTTTATATCTAACCTTCCTGGCATTCTTACAAGATCAATTTGATCCCACAAACGTAAATCTCTTATAACATTATATAGTATTGATGTGGCATGTGAATTTCTATCTGCTTGATTGACACCTGGCAACTGATATTCAGCACACAATGGTAATAAAATTTGTGTTTTATATCCCGCTGCTGCCCAATGTATTGCTGAGTATGGTTTTGATCTTAATACACAACCTGCTAAATTTGTGCCACCTAATATTACATTGTTAATTTTATAGTTTCTTTTTGCAAATATTGTTTCTATATCTTTTATAGTTTTTTCTGGTTCTGCGTCAGGATCAATTCTATCCCAATTATGTACACCTTCGTTGTCATATATTCTTTTCATTTCTTTTAATCTATTAGGACCACGATCTGTAGGATATTGACTTTCTAAATGATTTGATACTATATTCATTTCTTTTTCTACCTGCAACAATTGATGTAGAGTACTGTATCTTAATTCATTTGTATGCTCGTCACCAAACATAGGATGGCCATGAAAATCAATCAATAATAATAATGTTTTATCAACCATAAAATTGTCTATATTTTGTTATTCTTTTACCTTCGTGCATATATTTGATGTTGTCTATATCAGATACTATTCCTATGTTATAAACTTGACCAGATTGTCTTAACTTATGATATAAATGAGAAAACATTTTCATATATTTTTCAGCACCTATACCAGGCAATTCATAATCACCACACATTGATAATATAATTTGTACATAATGACCTCTTTTTGCCCACGCTAAAGCAGAATAGTCTAAAGTATTCCAAACACAACCTGCTAAATTTTGACCTGTCGCAAGTATATTATTAATTTTGTAATTTAATTTACCTGCTTCAAATTTTATCCAATCAATTAAATCTTGTTGAGGTGTTAATCCTTCTTCGTTAGGTGGTAATTCAATCCAGTCATATGTGTAACCTCTTTTCATACCTTCTAATTCAGTTTTTAATTCATACAATCTTGGCGCTAGTTTTGGATCAAGGCGATTTGATACTATAATCATATCTCTTACAGGATGTTCAAATATTATTTCTTTT